GCCCAAGCCCGTGCGGATGCCGGGAAGGCACCGACCCAGGCCGACCAGAACCTGGCAGCGGCCAAGAGCTTGGTGGACGGTGGCGCTGACGCCTCTTTGTTCGGGAGCTTTTCCGAAGAAGACATTGCCGCAGGCATCAACAAGCTGGTCTCCCAGCAGGTCTCTGATCAAGTCGCCGCGCGAGTGGAGGCTGCATTGGCTCCTCAACGCGAGGCACAGGCCCGCGAGCAGGCAGTAACTGCAGAGCAAGCGCACACCCAGAAGATTCTGGACGCGCACAAGGATGCCTTTGAAGTCGCTGAATCCAAGGAGTTCGCCAGCTGGAAGTCTGGTCAGCCTGGATACCTGCAGGCGGCCATCGATCGCACCCTGCAAGCTGGCTCTGCTCAGGATGTGATTGACCTGCTGGGCCAGTTCAAGCAGGTCCATGCGGCCGCAGCAGGCGCGGCGACTGCCGACCCTACTGCAGCAGCCGTGGCAAAGGCTTTGGCCGATGCCAAGACCCCGCCTCCTGTGAGTCTGTCGAGTCTGCCTGGAGCGGCACCCGCAGGCACCGAGGCAGAGCGCGCAGTTGCGCTGGCCAGTGATCCGGCTGCTCTGTTGGAGTACATGAGCAGCCTGCCCCGCGACCGCCAGACCAGTCTGATGAATAGCGTGGTGTAGCCAGCCGGCGCGCCACAAACCATTTCCCGGGCCATCTCGTGATGAGAGCGCCCTTGTCCCATAGCAGGAGGACTTGATATGTCCAAGACCAGTGTAGGCGCAGGCTCGTCCAATGCGCAGTTCGTACAAGCGGCCGGACTGTTCGCGCAGTCCATGCAGCGCAACTCCAAGCTCAACCAGATGGTGGGCACCATGCCCAAGGGCGAGAGCTCGGCGGCAGCCACGCTGCGCAAGCAGACCACCAACGATATGCCCATTGTGCGTACGGTGGACCTGTCGCGCGGCAAGGGCGACGAGGTGGAGTTCCACTTTGTGCAGCCCGTGGGTGCGTATCCCATCATGGGTGCCCGCATGGCCGAGGGCAAGGGCACGGGCGTGTCGCTGGACAAAGCCCGTGTCCGCGTCAACCAGGCGCGTTTCCCCGTGGATGTGGGTGACACCATGACCGACCTGCGCTCGCCCGTCGAGTTCCGCAAGATCGGCCGTCCCATCGCCCAGGGCCTGATGGATCGCTACCAGGACCAGGGCTCCCTGATGCATCTGGCCGGCGCGCGCGGCTTCCACAACAACATCGAGTGGGCCATCCCCACCGAAGATCATGCGGACTTTGAAGCCATTGCGGTCAACCCCGTGCTGGCCCCCACCAAGAACCGCCACTACATTGCCGATGGCGATGCGATCAAGGGCTTCGCGGTCAATGCCGGGGAAATGGATATCGCATCGACCGATGCGCTGACCATGACGATTGTGGATGCCTGCCGCACGCTGGTGGAGTCCATCGCGCTGCCTCCTCCTGCGATCCGTCTGCCCGGCGACCAGGCTGCCGACGATTCCCCTCTGCGCATGCTGATGGTGAGCCCCGCTCAATATCACCAGTTCTCGCAGGACAAGGATTTCCGCCAGTTCCAGGCCAACGCGCTGACCCGCGCCAGCCAGGCCGAGCGTCATCCTCTGTTCCTGGGCGAAGTGGGCCTGTGGAACGGCATTCTGATCTGCAAGCAGCCGCGCCCCATCCGCTTCTATGCCGGCGACACCATCAAGTACTGCGCCAGTCACACCAGCGATCAGGAGAGCTCCTGCATCGTGCCGGCCAGCTTCGGCACGACCCACGCCGTGGACCGTGCGTTGCTGCTGGGCGGCCAGGCGCTGGCCCAGGCGTTTGCTTCCAGCCGTCACGGTGGTATGCCCTTCTTCTGGAAAGAGAAGGAATTCGACCACGACGACAAGATGGAGCTGCTGATTGGCGCCATCCAGGGCACATCCAAGGTGCGCTGGGCTGTGGACCAAGGCAACGGCACCAAGCATTACACCGACCACGGTGTGATCGCCCTCGATACCGCCGTGCCCATCATCGGCGCGCGCCAGTAATCCAGTCCGATCGGGCGCGGCCATGCGCGGCGCCTGATCTGTCTGGACCCGTGTTCCCTCTCGATTCGGTCTAGGAGCCAATCATGTCTATCGTGACGACCCAACAGAAGCACGGCAATCAGCTGGGCTCTACCCCCTGGGGCAATCTCAACGCCCTGCATTTCATTCTCAAGACCGGTGCCAATGGCGGCGCGCTGCAGGCCGACTCCAATGCACCCCTGGCCGCGGGCGACAAGTTGCGTCTGGGCGTCATTCCCGCCGGCTCCACGCTGGTGGATGCCCTGGCGGTCGTGTCCGCCGGGCTGACCGCCGCCGTCAAGGGTGATCTGGGCTTTGAATACGTCGATGCTGTGGACGACGCCAAGACGCCCCAGGACGCGACGTACTTCGGCGCTGCTCTGGATCTGGCCGCTGCCGCGCGCCTGCGCAATACATCCACCAAGGCACCCGTGACCCTGCCCAAGGACGCCTATCTGGTGCTGACCACTTCGGGCGCGGCCAACGCAAAGGCGGCCCGCGTCGATGTGGTGCTGCAGGTCATCTCCACCGGCGCCCTGTAAAGAGCGCTCCCGGGATGCGGGCCTGCCTTTGGGTAGCGCCCGCATTCGTCCATCTGAACACTCCCCAGCATCATGAACTTTGTACGCATCACCTATACCGGCCGCAAGCTCTACCGCGACCGCGCCACTGGCCACATCTGGCAGCCCGAAGAGGAGCGCTTGGTGAGCGAAGCCATCGCCAAGCCACTGCTCAAGTTTGTGGAGTTCAAACGCACGGCGGACCTCAAGCCCGCGGTGCCCGAGCAGCAGCAACCGCAGCCACTGGGCCAGGAGCGGACCGGCACCGAAGGCACTGCGCAGGGCGCGGTGCTGACTGCCGATCAAAGCAGCGACCCATCCAATGCGCAGAAGCCTGAGCTCACCGAGCTAGAGATTGCGGCGCTCGAGCAGCAAGCCCTGGACGACAAGGCCAAGGAAGTGGACGACCAGCGCGAGGCCATGCTGATCACCGTGCAGGGCATGAACAAAACCGCGCTGACCGAGTACGCCCAGAAGTACGACCATACCTTTGACGCCAAGACCAAGGTGGACGACATGCGCATCACGGTCAACGGCCTGATTCACCAGTTCGGGGTGCGCTGATGAACCTCGAGGACCTGATTGCCTCTTTTCGCGAGGACTCCACCGACAAGCTGGAGCCCTATCTGTGGGAAGACGACACCGTGACCCGCTGGCTCAATGAAGCCCAGGACGAGGCTGCCGTGCGCGGCCGTCTGCTGCTCGATGACAGCACGCCGGCGGTGACCACCATTGCGGTGAGTGCAGGTCAGGCCTCGTATCAGCTCCACGCCAAGGTTTATGAAATCGCGCATCTGCACTGGCAGCCGAGCGCGGCGGCCCATCGCGGCAAGGCCGTGGATCTGGTGACGCGCGAATGGCTGGACCGCCAGCACCCCGACTGGCGCGAGTGCCTGGACTGCGATGCGATGTATGCCATCCAGACCGAGGGCGCGCTGCGCCTGGTGCCCACGCCGCGCGAGCCTGGGGTGCTGACGCTGGAGGCCTATCGCTTGCCGCTCAAGCCCCTGGCCAATGATCCCGACAAGCCAGAGATCCACGCGGCCAGCCACCCCTATCTGGTGTATTGGGCACTGCACCGGGCTTTCAGCCAGCCGGATAGCGATGGGTTTGACCCGCAGCGCGCTGCCACGGCCGAGGCGGCGTTTACCGGCTACTTCGGTGCGCGGCCTGATGCGGATCTGCGCCGCGCCACCCGCCACGATGTTCCCCAGGTCAACGCGACCTACATTTTTTAAGGTGCCGCATGTTCGGATTGTCCAAACCTCCTATCAAAGCCAAGGCTGGCGCCAGTCAACCTCAACTGGGCCTTAAACCCGACTCTGCGGCAGCACAGCGAGCGCAGGCATTGAACCAAGCACCGGACTCCATTCCAGGCATGTTCAAGCCGGGCGAATTCGTGCTGCCGCCCGACACCGTGCATGCCATGGGTGGCAAGCAGGCGCTGCAGGGGGTGGTCGATGCCACGCATACGCCCGTGTCGGGTGGATTTGGCCTGCGGCGCCCACCAGAGCCTGCGGCCAAGCCGGGGCCCGGGCTTGGCCTGCATCGATCAATGCTGCGGTCTGCCGACCCCGTGGAGGCTCCACAGCTGGGCCTCAGGCCCCAGGTCTTCTTTGCCAATGGCGGAGCGCCTGAGGATCAGATTCAGCAGTCCGGCGTGGCTGCGCAGCCGAGTGCGGCGCCCAGCCCGAGCAATACCTTCCCTGGCAATCGATTGCCGGGTAACAGCGGATTCAGCAGCGCTCCGCCCAGCGCACCTGCCGCTGCACCGCAACCAGCGCCAGCAGGTATGTCGGACAGTCAGCGCGCTGATGCTTTGGCTCAGATCCCGACCGGCGGCCCAAAGGCGCCTGCTGCTGATGGCTCGCAGGATGCCTGGAGCAACACCGAAGCTGGCCGCAATTTTGGCAATGCAGTGGCATCGCTGCCCGGTCTTGGTGGAGCAGGGCGTGTGGCCTCGACAGGCGGCGCAATCAGTCGAAGCTTTAACGCGGCTTCTACTGCTGCGAACAATGCCGGTCGTGCAGTGCTTGGTACAGGCCTCTTGGGTGGCGCTTCGCCTGCGGCAGCCGCTTCCGCAGACCCCGTTGCGCCCGCGACATCAACGGCTGGCGCTGGCCGCGGATCTATCAATCCGCCGCTGGTCAATCCAGGCGCTGCAGCACCCACTGTCGCATCCACACCGCCTGTCCCGAGCAATCAGGTAATGGACGGGGTGTACAACCACGGGCGCGGTCAGTACAGCGACCAAGCCGGCGGCATGGGCTTCCCGGCGGGATTCACTGGCAAGCCCAGCGCACAAAACAACGCAGCTGCAGGCGCGCTAGCGCAGTCAGAAGCGGGTGGATTTGGCCTCAAGCGTCCAGCGCAGCCTGAACCTGGTGGCTTTGGCCTGCAGGCCCCGACTGTCAGCCACAGCGGCAATGACTGGGCAGCGCGCCAGCGCCTCAAGAATCTGGAAACATCGGCCAGCTCCATCATGAACACCCAGCGCTGGGGCGGCAGAGGCGCGGCCCACAATCCGGCAGCGCAGAACCTCCTGGACGCGAGTCGCGCCGACCTGGCTGCTCAGGGTAAAGAGCCCGATATGCAGATGCGAACCAATGAAGTCAATGCCGGTCTGCACCGCGCGGCCATGGCCGAGGCTGGAGCAGACCGCCGCGCCGACGGGCAACTGGGCTTGGGACTGCGACGCCTGGACCTGGATCAGCAACGCAACCAGCTCGATGCCCAGCGCGTTGCCAGCGATGAACGCCTGCGCGCGCCCCAGATCCGTGCGGCCGAGCGGCTGGGGCAGCTGCAGGAGGCCTACATCAATGCCAAGACCCCCGAAGAGCAGTCCGCGCTTGCAAGCCAGATGCGCGCTTATTCAGGCAAGGATGAAGCCGATTGGAAGGTGCAAGTCACCCCTGCAACCAAGAACCTGGATGGCTCCACGACAGCAGGGTCCGTCATTCGCTACAACAGCCGTACTGGGGATGTGCAGGAAGTAGGTGCGCCCAAAAATGCGTTGCCTCCTGGTATGACCAAGCAAGTTGGAACATCTGGAGGCAAGCCTGTTTACGAAGATGCTAATGGCAAGCGATTTGTGGGGGAGTGACTATTTTTCGCCATCAAGTTTCCCGTTGAATGGGGTGAGCTTGATGGGTTGGTCATACAGCTTCCTGCAGGCGACTCCGATCATGGCTGCAGCCTGGTTGCTTCGAGTGTCCTTGGCCTTAGCTACGACACACTCGGCGCCAGAGTTGTAGCCCATGAGGCCGCGACCTGAACCTTGAGGTACTGCTTGAATTGCACCCGGGTTTGCCTTCAAGCAAACCTGGTGAACGGCCTGGGCAGCAATGTCGTTTACAGCGCCCGGGGCCTTGTCCAGGATGCAGGTTGCGTAGTTGGCGGCCTGGGTCTGCGCGGCGACTAGCGCCAGCAGTGCGCCACCTAACAATGCCCTTATGTTCTTTTGCATGACTCCTCCTCGCGGTTCATTTTTTTGCTTTCGGTGGCGTAGGGGTCTGAACAATGCCGGGTGTACCCATTTGCAGAGCGTTGAAGCCTTGGGCCTGCAGCACTCGAGTTGCAGCAGCTTCACCAGCCTTTGCCGCGAGCTTCTCGAGCTGCTCAACCGCCTCCTTGGGCCAGGGATCTGCTGGATTCTGTAGGCCAAATGAGCCCTCAAGACGCGCCACGATTTCGGCGTTGAACGTCCTGTTGTTCTCCTTCGCTGACTCGTGAATCTTCGCGTGGAGTTCAGGAGGCACGCGCAGAGCCGTGCGGATGTAGTCGTCTTGGGTAGCCATAGCTTAAGTTTAGTTCATGGCTTCAAATTGAAGTTGACTTCAAAATGAAGCCTGATATGATTTGATTCAGCTTCATAGTGAAGCCGAAAGGAAAGTATGGGGATCAACCAGACACAGGCAGATTGGCAGAGGACAGGCCTTCGTCTGCCGCGCGACTTGCATCAGCGGGTGCATGAGGCCGCGAAGGAAGATGACAGGACCTTCAACAGCCAGATAGTGGCATTCCTGAGGGAATGCGTTGAAGCAAGGCTGGCTCGGAGGGCAATCGATGCGTGAGCAGCCTGAAAAAGGAAACGCCTCAGAGGGTCGGATCTCTGAGGCGTCGAGTGTCAAAAACCAAGCGATCAATCAAGGCATCAACATGAATGATTCTACCCAAGCTAGCGCGAATCGCGCTATCACCGTACCGTTTCATGGTGCTGAGTTGTATGTTGTGGAGCACAACGGGCAGCCGTACACGCCGATGAAGCCGATTGTTCAGGGCATGGAACTGGACTGGAAGAGCCAGCACCGCAAGCTGGCATCCAATCGAGCCCGCTGGGGCGTAGTGGAAATCACCATCCCTGAATCAAACCTACGTCACCATGATGGTGATACAGACCTGAATGGTCATGATGACCACGCAGGTCAGCGCCGTCGCGTGACATGCTTGCCAATTCGCAAAGTGGCGGGCTGGCTGTCCACCATCGACGCAGGCCGAGTGAAGAATCCCGAGGCGCGGGCCAAGGTGATCCAGTACCAGAACGAGTGCGATGACGTTCTCTGGAAGTACTGGAGCGAGGGTATCGTCATCAATCCGCGCGCTGCCTATGTAGTGAACCCGGGTGACAAGCTGACTAAGGAAGAGGCTGAGACGCTTCGCTTGATGTTGAAAAATGCCGTTGATCGGCAGCCCAAGGAAAAGCAGGGCGTGTTGATGATGCAGGGCTGGAGCAAGCTGAAAGCTCACTTCAATGTCAGCTATCGTGAGATTCCTCGCCACGAATTCAGCGAAGCTGTCTCGATCATTGCGCGTCACACCGCAGCGTGGGAAGTAGTAGACGAGACGCCCGCTCGACAGTCAAGCTTTGACGATGCAGTACGCCTTGATCACGCATTTGCTATTGCGACACAAACGGCGGCCAAAGTACAGCGGGTGGTGTTCAAGGGGATCATGTCGGGCAATGCGGACTGGAGACACGGCCGCTATCTGCTTGGCATGTTGGCTGGTGGGCCCGACGAGGATGTGGGAGTGGAACTGCAATCGGTCGCGCCTGATGCTTGCGTAGTGCCCATTTCAAGATTCCATAAAGTCCTGGAAGACACCATTCTGGTTGACGCTCAAACTCTGACGCGTCTTGCATCGGTCTGTACCGCGCGCCTGGGGCGCATGGCACAGCGCACGACAGCATGAGTGTCTGAGCTTTCATGCCCCCATTTTTCTCAAAACGCACTTAGGCGAAGGCGAAAGGGTCAGGAGCTTGATGCAGAGCTCTCGCTTTCGCATCAAGCTCTTGCTCGTATTACGCTCCAATTCTCTGACGTATAGGCAGCTCAGAAAGGGCCAGCCCCTGCCGTTAACAACCTTCTGAGGTTCTCTGCCACACAGGCAGCTTACAGGATGATTGCGGTTACGCCGTGCGGCGGTCAGGTGGGAGTCATCTTCCCAAGGTTGCCTGAGTCCTTGTTA